AAAGATAGATGGAAATTGGCTGTTGAGGAATTTGAAAAACTTGGTATTGATGACAGAGTTCAAAGATTTGCAGCAGTTGAACATAAAGATGGTAGAATTGGATTAATTAAATCTTTTTTACATCTTTTTAAATACGCTAAACAAAAAGGATTAAAAAACATCTTAATATTTGAGGATGATATTAAATTTTTAAATAATCCAAGTCAAACTTTAGAAGCAGTTAAATCACAATTACAATCTTTTGATATGTTATATTTAGGTGCAAACACTCATACTAAATTACAACAATATTCTGAAAATGTATATCATTTAAACAATGCTTTTGCTGCACATGCTATATGTTATAATGAAAGTGTATATGATGAAATTATAGAAAGATTTGAAAAGACAAATCAAATATTAAAACAAGAAGATATAAATGATGTTTTTTTCTGTTCATTACAGAATAAATATAAATGTTATCTAACATATCCACTACTTGCAACACAAAGACCAAGTTTTTCAAATCTTGATAATAGAAATGTTGATTATAGTTTTATAGAAGAAAGATATAAAGTAAATGTAAAATAATATGATAAATGTAAATTTAATAGGTGGTGGGTTTCATCATGATTTTACCTCAACAGCAGCAAAAAAATCAAAATATATAACATACGATAAAAATGTTATTAAAAATCTAATCACATTTTATGTTGATGGTGGTATATATAGGGTGTTAAAATTAATTGAACATTTTTAAAACACATTTTCAAATATTGTTTATTTATTTTTAATATGAAACAAAAAATTTAAAAGTAAATTATTTTTGTTCAAAAAATTATAATACTCTATATATCATGGTATTGAAAAAAGATATAAAATAGAAACTTGTAGAGTTGCTTGGTTAAATGAATCTAAAGTTATATTTGATTATGAAAATTTTTTACAAACCCTAATCCCTTAATAAATAATTTTGATATTATTTTAACTTATGATGATAGATTTTTAAAATATAGTGAAAAGTTTAAATTTATGAATCCAGACGGTTTTTGGATTAAAGAGCCTAAGATTTGTGAAAAATCTAAATTAGTTTCAATGATAACATCTAATAAACAAATGTGTAATGGTCATAGATATAGATTAGAAATTGCAAACAAATTAAAAAGTAAATTAGATTTATTTGGTAGAGGTATAAACAATATTACATTAAAAGAAGAAGGATTAAATGATTATGCTTTTTCTATTGCAATGGAAAATGATATGGTTGATAGTTATTTTACGGAAAAAGTTTTAGATTGTTTTGCAACAGGAACTATACCAATTTATCATGGTACTAAAAAAATAACAGATTATTTTAATACAGATGGTATTATATTTTTAGATGAATTAAATATTGACGATTTAAATATGGATTTATATTATTCTAAATTAGATGCAGTAAAAGAAAATTTTGAAAAAGTTTTAAGTATGGAAACCTCAGAAGATAATATTTATTTAAAATATTTAATTAGAAAATAAAAACAATAATATATAAATAAAAAATATATGAATAGATATATAATAGCAGGTAAAGGTGATATTTATAACGATAATAGTGATTTAACTAAATATTTTGAACTTGGTTGGGAAGTATCTACAACACATGTTGATATTAAATACTTATATAGTATTGGATATTTAGATGTTGATGATATTATAGTAACAAGCGATGATAGAAAATTTTTCTATGAGGGTTTATTTAATAATGTTATATCTTGGAATGAATATATTACATCTAAAAATAACATATTAGATGTAATTGATTTAGTTGATAATACTATAAATTTTCACCATAATAAACCAAATGATAAAAATCTGATATGGGATACTATTACTTATATTCCAAATGAGATTATTTCAAATTTTAATTACGATAATATCAACATCAATAATAAACAATATGTTTGTTTAGCTTATAGAAGTAGAAATCATTCAAATAATAGAAATATGAATGATGAATATTTCACGTATTTAATAAATTCAGCTTTAGAAATGAATTATGATGTATATGTTATTGGTGTAGGTGGTGAAAAATTTGCAAATAATACAAATGTATTTTATGTAAATTTAAAAGAGGGTTGTACATTATTAAATAATGAAAATTGTAAATATATTATATCTACAATGACAGGAACAGCTAATTTAACATTTTTTTGTAATAGTTTAAAAACACAATCGTTTATATTAGATTTAGGTATGAATAGAAGTGATGGTAGTAATAGAATTATATCTGGAAATTGTTTAAATATGAGAAAAATAAAAACACATTTTGTTGGAAGACCAACTAAAGAAGAATTAATGAATTATATAAAATCTAATATATGAAAAGAATATTATTATTAAATCACAAAGAAAAAAGATGTGGTATTTATCAATATGGTTTTAGAATAGGAAACATATTAAATAAAGCCACATCTTTTATATTTAAATACGAAGAAATAAATAGTGTAGTTGAATATGACAATGTTGTAAATAATTTCAATCCAGATATTATAATATACAATTATTATGATATAACTATGCCATTTTTAAATGATTATGAAATTAAAAAATATAATAGTATTAAACACACTTACATTCATCATGCTGGAAATTATAGTAGATATTTTGAATATATTATACAATCCGACCCAACAATAGTTGAAACTAAAAATAGTATTAGTTTACCACGACCATTATTTGAAAATTATGAATTAGAATATAAAAATAATAATATACCAACAATTGGTAGTTTTGGATTTGGTTTTTATGATAAAGGTTTTGATAAAATATGTACATTAGTAAATAATGAATTTGATGCTGCTGTATTAAATTTACATATAACATTTTCATATTATGCAGATAATTTTGGTGATATGGCTAAAAAAATTGCAGATATATGTAAAAGCAAAATTACAAAACCAAATATAATATTAAATATTACACACGACTTTTTAACAGATGAACAAATGTTAAATTTCTTATCAAATAATGATGTGAATATATATTTATATGATGATGCTCCGAAGGGAATATCGTCAGTTATAGATTATTCATTAAGTGTACAAAGACCATTAATTATAAATAAAACTTATATGTTTAAACATTTACATAGTGTGAATGATAATTTATGTATTGAAAAAAATAATATTAAAAATATTATTAATAATGGTTGCAACGATACCGATATATTTAGGGATATGTGGAGTAATGAGAATTTAATTAAAAAAATTGAGAAACTAATTACTATAATATATAATTAAAAAAATAAATAAACACATATGAATATAATTTTAAATGGTAGTCAAAGAATAGTTTATAACGATGTTATTAATGAATTGTTTGAGTTATGTCCTGAAACAATGAAAAGAAAAATTGCAGAAGCTAATGTTCAACAAGCTTTTGTTTTAGATTATGTTAGAAAAAATTTTAATAAAGATTCTAATATTTTAAGTGTTGGTGCTTATCAAGATACTGCAACAGAAAGTTTAGTTAAATTAGGTTATAATGTAACACAAATAGACCCAGATAATAATATGTTTGTAAAAACTATTATTAATAAAGATATAATCAATTTAGATTTACATAATTATTATTTACAAAATACAGATAAAAAATTTGATTGTATTTTATCAACTTCTGTAATTGAACATGTTCAAAATGATGAGGAATTTGTTGATGATATGTGTAAAATGTTAAACATTGATGGTATTGGTGTTTTAACATGTGATTTTAATAACGATTATAAAGCAGGTATGAATAAACCACACGTTGATTATAGATTATATACAAAATACGATTTATTAGAAAGACTTAATAAAATTATAATTAATAATGGTTGTGAAATAATTGGTGAAATAAATTATGATGGTATAGTAGATTTTCATTATGAAAATTGTTTATATACCTTTGCAACATTAACATTTAAAAAAATAAAATAAAATATATGAAAGATTTATTCAGTTTAGGTAAACTTTATGTGTCAGATTTCATTAAAGATGAAAATGATATTAGATGTGATAAAGTTGAAATGAAAGTTGTTATGGATGAAAGTATAGGTGCGGTTAGATTATCGGAATTAGCACCATTAGATGCTATGTATGGAAAATATTGGTATCGTTCAGGTATTAATGATACTATGAAAAGAGAATTAAAAGATATTGTTGATAGCATATTGAAAGTTTACAAATTAAAAGAAAATGATGTGTGGATTGATTGTGCTTGTAATGATGGTACTTTATTAAGTTGTTTACCAACAAATTTAACAAGAATAGGTATAGACCCAGCAGATGATACATATAAAGCTGAATCATCTAAACATTCAGATTTAATTATACAAGATTATTTTACAGCAAAATCTTATAAAAATTCTAAATTTGGAAATCAAAAAGCAAAAATATTTACATGTATTGCAATGTTTTATGATTTAATGAATCCAGACGATTTTATAAAAGATGTTTATGAAATTTTAGATGATAATGGTATGTGGGTAATGCAATTATCATATACACCATTAATGATTGAACAAATGGCATTTGATAATTTCTGTCATGAACATGCTTATTATTATTCATTATTTAATATTAAAAAATTATTAGAAAGAAATGGTTTTAAAATTGCAGATTGTCAATTGAATGATGTGAATGGTGGTAGTTTTAGAATATATATAATGAAAGAAAATTCTAATGAAAAGGTATTTGGTACTCAACCATATAGAGATGTGTGTGATTTTAGAGTAAAATCTATATTAGAATATGAAAAATCTTTAAAATTAGATGAAGAATCTACTTGGTTAAAATATTTTGATGATATAAATAAATTGAAAAAACAAACTGTAGATTTTATAAAAGCTGAAAAGGCTAATGGTAAAGTTGTTTGGGGGTATGGTGCTTGCCACGATTCAAAAACAAGATTAATTACTGAAAACGGATTTAAAAATTTTGATGAAATAGAAAAAACTGATAAAATTTATACATTAAATCCAACAACAAATCAAATAGAAATATCAACAATTGACGATATTATGATATATGATTATGATGACGATATGGTACATTTTTATGGTAAAAGAATAGATATGTTAGTAACACCTAACCATAATATGTTATATCAAACATATAATAATAAAAATTTAAAATTTAAAATAGCCGATGAACTAATGAAAAATTGTCATTTTGCATTACCTAAAGGTGAATGGGTTGGAAAAGATACTGATAAGTTTTTAATTACAGATTTTGTTGACCAAAGCACATATAGTAATAAATGTAGAAAGATACAAAACGAATTTGAAACATCCGATTTTTTATATTTATTAGGTTTATTTATTGGTGATGGTTATGTTAAAAATCAAGAAGGTGATTTAGCTTCTGCATTTTGTATTCCTAAACAAGATAAAGCAAGACAAAAATTGATTAGTACATTAAATAATATGAATTTGTCATTTAGAGAATATGATGCTGAAATACAAGTTGCTTCACAAGCATTAAGAACAATATTTTTAGAATGTGAACAAGGTGCAAAAAATAAAAGAATACCCAAATGGGCTTTAGAATATTCACCAAAATATTTAAGATGTTTATTAGATGGTTTGGTTGATAGTGATGGTTGGTATGAAAAAAATAGTAGAAAAAAATATGTAACAACATCAATAAATTTAGCCAAAGATGTTGTAGAATTATGTATTAAATTAGGTTATTTTCCATCAATAACAACAAAAAATCCACCTAAAAAAGCACCTAAAATAAAAGGTCGTGAAATACATTGTTCAATAGCATATCAAATCAATATAGGAAAAAGTCAACCATATTGTTATAATACCAACACTAAATATCCAACATTAAAAGAAAAATATACTGGTAAAGTGTGGTGTTTATCAACAAATAATAAAAACTTTTTAGTTGAAAGAAATGGTAAAGTTGCTTTTTCAGGTAATTCAACTAAAGGTAATACACTATTGCAATATTTTGAATTAGATAATACTTTAATAGATGGTATTGCTGAAAGAAGTAAATATAAGTGGGGATTAAAAACAATTGGAACAAATATTCCAATCTGTTCAGAAGATGAAATGAGAAAAGCTAAACCAGATTATTTATTAGTATTACCTTGGCATTTTATTAATGAATTTGTTGAAAGAGAAAAAGAATTTTTAGATGGTGGTGGTAAATTTATTGTACCTTGCCCAAAATTTGAAATAATATAAAAATAAATTAAAATATATATGAATTTTTACGCAGAATTTGAAACAGACCGTATAATTAGAGAAAAATACTTTTCAGATTATACATTTAAAGGAACAATGGTTGAAGTTGGTGCAGGTTTACCAGACTTTATAAGTGTTTCTAAACATTTTAGAGATAATGGCTGGAGATGTATATGTGTTGACCAAATCCAAAATTTGTCATAACATTAGATAATTAATTTTCGTACAAATGTACGAAACTATAAATAAAAAAGCAAATATTATTTAATATATTTTTATTTAAAATTAGAAAATAAATTTATTTATATATAATAATAAATAAATTTTATTTCTAATGTTTAAAACATATAGCTTTAATATACGTAAAAATTCAGACAAAGATACATATAATGATATTATTTATCGTTATACAGGTATGTATTTTAAGCTATTCAACAATGTTGATTCATTAGACGATAAAGACTTCATAACAGAAAATAGAGATAAATATAACTTTTCAAGAGATATATACGATTCATGTTGTGAGGATGTTAACATGATGCACAAATCAGTAGCAGAAATTAGACAAGAAAAAGAAGAAAAAATTAAAGAAATTAATGAATGGCTTGACGAATACGATAAAAAAACATCACATACTAAAAAACAAAAGCATCATAGAAGAAAATTAATCAAAACTAAAGAATTTCTTATTCGTACTAAAGATAATGGTATATGTTTTGGGGGTAAACACATACTTAGACAAATAACTGAATTACACAACAAAATACGAAATACACAAGATAAAACAGAAATATATAAATTAGACGGAAGATTAAGAAATTTAAAAGCAACATACAAAAGTAATAGAGAAAGAACTATATTTATCATTGGTAGAGCTAGTGAAGGTGGAAATAGATACTTCGAGTTTCATTTAGATGAAAACTACATCATTTTTAAATTCGACAGAAATACACACATTAGATTAGATTTAACACAAATGCACGGAAGCGAAAGACAACAAACAATAATAAAATTACAAGAATTAGCTGTTAATGAAGATATACCTATCACTGTACGCTTAGGAAGACATAAAGTCCACATATCTTTTGATACAGAAATAGTATATGGTTATGGTTTTGATACTAAAGCTTTCAACATCGCTGTTAAAGATAATCCTGAATTGGATAAAGCTACTATTAGACAAGAATTCTTTAAAGAGCAAGAAAGTAGAAAACTTGATGGTAAAATAGTTAATAGAGTTGCAGGTTTTGACTTGAATCCTAGTGAATTAGGATTTTCAATTGTTGATGTTGATGAAAATGGAGAAGTTGTAAATATAGTATTTCATCATGCTTATCATGTTGGTTTTTATGTAAACAAAAAGAAGATGAGTAGAAGAGATAGAAACAAATACTACTATGAATTAGCTATGTGTGTTAAGGACGCTTTTAAACACTGTGTACATTATAAAGTGTCTATGGTTTCGGTAGAAGAATTGAAAAAAATAACCACTAAAGATTTAAAATCGAACAGTAAATATTTCAATAGAATAACGAAAAATAATTGGAATAGAATTTTACAAATTGAGTTAATAAATAGTTATTGTGATAAAAACGGTATATTATACAGAGAAGTAGAAGCTTATTACTCTTCTTTTATTGGTAATATGATGTATAAAATATATGATTGTTGTGCTGCTGCTGTTGAGTTAGCACGTAGAGGATATTTAAAATTTAATAAAAACTGTAAGAATCGAGTATATCCAAGAATAAGTAATGATGTCTATCAGTACATGTGTTATCTGGTAGGTTGTGAAATTACTAAACCATCTTGGATGAAATGTTATAAAATATTTAAAATGTTTGATTCTGTATTAATTGAGGGCTGGTGGAGAAACAAAAACTTCACTGAAGGTAAATACTTAAACACCAAAAAATCTAATGTAGTATTTAGATACTAATTGTTTAGATTTGTTTATATATTTAATACCTCGAAATGCACAAAAAATTAAATAATGAAATTTATCAATATGCTTGTTCAAATGAAAATAGTGATGATAGTACATTTGAAATTATTGATAATGGTGCTTGGGACGAAAATAAAATGGGAATTAGCTATTCTTCTTTAAAAGTTAAAGATGAATATTTAAAACATGATAACGTTAGTATGAATACATTTAAAAATGTTGAGGTTATAAATGTTAAAACAAGAAAATTAAATTCTATATTAGAAGAAGCAGAAGTTGAAAGTGTTGATTTTTTGAGTGTTGATACGGAAGGTTGGGAGTTGGAAGTTGTGCAAGGTTTCAATATTGAAAAATATAATCCAAAAGTAGTATTATTAGAAAATTATATTTATACACCAACATATGAACAATATATGGATAGTATTGGATATAAATTAGATACTAGATTGAATTATAATTATATATTTGTAAAAAAATAAAAATTTATGGAAATTAAACATTTAAATAAAAATATAAATATACATTTATATGAAAACGAAGTTGTTAGCGATATTATAAAAAATAGTAAAACTTTTTTTGAATTAAATTTTTTAGAATATATTAGAAAAAATTATAGTAATCAAAAAAACATAATTGATATAGGAGCTAACATTGGTAATCATTCATTATATTTTTCAGAGTATTTAACATATAATAAAATAATTTGTTTTGAACCATTCTTAGATAATTACAATTTATTATCTAAGAATATGGTTGATAAAAATTGTGAGTTATATAATATTGCTTTAAATGATAAAGAAGAAGAAATACCATTATACAATAGTCAAAAAAATAATAATGGTGGATTTTCTTTACATAATTATAATGGAATATCTTATGAAGTGTATAATAAAATTAAAACTACAACATTAGATAGTTATAATTTTAATGATGTATCAATGATTAAAATTGATGTTGAGGGACATGAAATACCTGTTTTAAATGGAGCTAAAAATACAATATTGAGAAATAACCCAATAATGTTTATTGAAAATTTGGCTTATGACTATCCGAATTTATTTAATATTAATCAATATGATGAATTTTTTAATAGTATTGGATATAAAATTATTGATAAAAATATAGCTGGAAGTTATATGGATTTGTGGATTAAAAAATAATAAAATAATATATGGATACTTTTGGAAATTTAATTGATAAGCTGACTGTTACAAATTTAAAAATTTGGATGTTAGAAGATGTAAAACGTAATGTTGATGCTAATGATAGTACAATTGCAGAAGCAACTAAAAAAACAAATTTATTAAATCAACAAAGAAACGATTTGATACAAGAAATAGATGAAATGTTTATAAAATGTTCAAATGGTGTTGTTGATTTTAAAAATTATAAACAAGGTGATACAAAATCGTATGGAAGGCAATAATTTAATAATAGGTAATTCACAACTATCTCACTATTTTCCGAAAGATTATATTACTATTTCATCAAGAAATATTGATAAGAAATATTTAATGGAAAATAAGTGGGATAGTGTTTATATTACATTTGCTGAACAAAGAATATATGATAATAATATAGACTTTATAACACCAAATTGTAAATATACATTAGAATTGATTGATATACTAATTAAAAATTCAAATAAAATTACTGTATATTTATCATCTGAATTATGGAATAATGTTAGTGGTGAAATTAATATAAATACACCTGTAAATTTTAAACCTACTGGTAATGATTATGCACTTTCAAAATATATGTTATTTGAGAGAATAAAAGAATTAAGAGTTAAAAATAATGATTATAATAAAGTTGTTGTTTTAGCTCCTTTTTATTTTAATTCTATTTATCGTAATGAATATTTTTTATTTGGTAAAGTTTTTAATTCTATTATAAATAAAAAGAAAATTGAACTTTCAAATATAAATTTTTTTAGAGATATTAGTCATGCAAAATATGTTGCAGAAAGAAGTATAAATTCTTATAAAGATGATGTTATTGGTAGTGGTAATTTAATTAATGTACGAACATATATAAAGGATTTATATTATTCATTTAACATGTATTATAATGATTATGTAATCGAAACTAATACAGAATATAGAAATATAAATTTATTCTATACTAAAAATGAAAATATATATTTATATAAAGATTTACTAAATGATACAATTAATGATATAAAAACAATAGTAATAAAATGAAAATAAGTTTTTTAATTCCATCCTACAATAGACCACAAAATTTATACAACACTATAAATTCAATAATAAATAATGTATATAATGATTACGAAATACTTATAAGATGTAATGATGATGATTATAATACAATAAATGATACAGATATAAATAGTTTATTATATACATACCACAATAATTTAAAATTAATAGTTGGTGATAAATTAAATGGTTATAATAGTTTACATGAATTTTATAATGAATTAGCGAGTGTATCAACGGGGGATTTTATATGTTTATATAGTGATGATATGGTTGTTTTAAATAAAAATTTTGATTTAGAATTAAATAAATATAGTGGTGATAATATACATTATTTTTTACATAATAAAGTCAGAGGTAAATCGAGTGATAGTGGAGATTACTATTTTCCAATTATTAGTAGAAAATTAAAAAATATTTTAAATAATAAATTATCACCTATATATTTATATGATGGTTATATGTTGGAATATGCAAGGCAAACAAATATAATGAGAAGATTGAATATTGATATTGAACACATACATTTGAATGATGATACAAATATATCAAATAGTATATCTCATCAAACATTTCTAAAAACAGATACAAAGGAGGATTCATTAAAAAGATGTGAATCTATGAAAAATGATGTATTAAAAATAAAAAGTAATTTATGAATATAATTTTTTACAACGATTTTCATAATGGTGATTTACACTATTGTAGAGAATTTATCAAAGATATTATGTGTAAAGTATCTGCAAATTTTTATTTTGCACACAAATGTAATACTGAAACTTTTAAAGATATACCTAATTTGAATTATAAAAATATAATGGAAGTATATTCTATAAGAGATTATAATAGTATATCTATAACAAATATAAATGATAATATTTATATAAATACGTGGATGGGTCAAAAACATCTATTATATTATAAAGATACTATGAGTTCAATATATACTGTTTATAAAATATTTACCGATGTTTATAAACAATTAAATATTGAAATAAATGAAATAGAATATTATATACCTGAAATTGATAAATGCTATTTAAATATTCAAAATATTGACAATTTTTTAAATAACCATAAAAATAAAAAAGTACTTATATCTAATGGAGATGTTAAATCTGGACAATCAAATAATTTTAATTTTAATAATATAATTATTAAATTAGCTGCACAATATCAAAATATAGATTTTATATTGACAGATAATAAATCAAAAATAAATATGAATAATATATACTATACAAATGATATTATAAATCAACAATATGATTTAAATGAGGTATCGTATATATCAACATATTGTGATGTTATTGTTGGTAGAGCTTCTGGGACATATAGTTTTAGTTTTGTAAAAGATAATTTATTTAATCCTAATAAAACATTTATAGGATTTTCACATTGGGAGAATGAAAGTATTTTTTATAAATCTAATATTTGTAAACAGTTGTGGTATAATAATTATGATGAAAATTTTATAATAGAAAAAATAAAAGAAAATTTATGAAAAAAAGAGCTTTGATAACTGGAATAACTGGACAAGATGGTAGTTATTTAGCAGAAAGATTATTAGAATTAGATTACGAAGTACATGGTATAATTAGAAGAAGTAGTAGTTTAAATACATCGAGAATAGACCACATATTTGATAAATTAAATTTACATTATGGTGATTTAAGTGATAGTTTAAGTTTAGATAACATTATGTTTGATGTTAAACCAGATTTGATTTTTAATTTAGCTGCTCAATCACATGTTAAAGTTAGCTTTGAAATACCAGAATATACAGGTCAAGTCGATGCTTTGGGTACATTAAAACTAATAGAAGCAATGAGAAAACATTGTCCAAATAGTAGATTATATCAAGCTTCTACATCGGAATTGTTTGGATTAGTTCAGGAAACACCACAAAAAGAAACCACACCTTTTTATCCAAGAAGTCCTTATGGTGTTGCAAAATTGTATAGTTTTTGGATTGCTAAAAATTATAGAGAATCTTATAATTTATTCATATCTAATGGTATATTATACAATCATGAATCTGAAAGAAGAACTGAAACATTTGTTACAAGAAAAATAACATCAACCTTATCAAAAATACATAAATCTATTTTAAACAATGATATGAATTTTAAAACATTAAAATTAGGTAATATTTATTCTAAAAGGGATTGGGGATATGCTAAAGAATATGTTGATGGAATGATTAAAATATTATTACATGATAAAGCCGATGATTTTATATTAGCAACAAATGAAACACATTCTATTAAAGAATTTATAGAAGAAAGTTGTAAATATACTTGTATAGATTTAAATTGGATTGGTGAAAACGAAAATGAAAAAGGTGTTGATAGAAAAACAGGTAAAGTTATTATTGAAATTGATAAAAGATATTTCAGACCAGCAGAAGTAGAATTATTATTAGGAGATTATACTAAAGTTAAAACTGAAATCGGTTGGCAACCTAAAGTTAAATTTAAAGAGCTTGTAGAAATAATGATGAAACATGATTTAAAATAATGATATTTAATTTTTTTATATATACAATAAAAAATATATTATTATGAAAATAAATGAAAAAGATTATAGCCATGAAAAACGCATGGAATATGCTGAAAAAGGATACGCTTTACCAGATGGTAGTTTTCCAATAGTTGATAAAAAAGATTTAGAAAATGCTATCACAAGTTATGGACTTGGAAGAAATAAAAATATAGCTAAAAATCACATTATAAAACGTGCAAAAGATTTAAATGCTGTTGATATGCTTCCAGATAAATGGAAAGTAAATGAAAATTACTATCAAACATTTGAACAATTCTCAATTCCTAAATATAATACTGAAAATATTATTGAAAATAATGATATTAGAATACAAGATTATAATAATTTCAATAGTTTAGTAAGAAGAATATTTATAAAAAGAGGATATAAATACGATTTATCAAACACATCTTATTCATTAATAAATGTTGAAAAAACACATAAATATATATTCAAATTAGAAAATTACGATAGCAGTAATTATATTGTTTATTGCAATAGTATAAAAATAGCTGATGATAGTATAACCGAAAAGGTATTTAAAAGTAAAAATAAAAATGTAAATAAAGCTGTTGATGAATTTACATCATTTTTAGATAAATATGTGAAATAATTACCAACACAATAATTGAATAAATCCACATCCTATTTAAAATAAGATGTGGATTTTTTATATATAAATAAAAAACAATATTTATGAAAATTTATTATAATGATTATTTAAGAATTGTCGAAAATTTAAACAATATTAAATATGAAATGGAATATGATGAAGAATACGATAGATACGAATTTAAAGCTGTATATAAAGGTAAGAAAATTGCAAAATTATCAATAGATGTTGTAAATTGTGCTTATGACTACGATTTTAATGATGTAATTGATGAAGATGAATATAATGACATATTTACATCGGATGAATTAGTAAAGATTTCATATTTGGAAGTAGATGATGAATATAAAAATAAAGGTATTGCAAAATCTTTGTTACAATATGGAATGGATGAAATGAAAAAATTAGGATATAATGAATATTATTTAAATGCTTCTCCTATGGGATTTGGTGGTTTATATTTAGATGATTTGATTGGATTTTATGAAAGGTTCGGATTTAAAGTTTTAAAACACCAAGGAAATAATGCAATGATGTATTATATAAGCGATAAAAGTATTAATGAAAATTATTCTGATGTGAATAAATTGCCATCATTTTTCAGAGAAACTAAATATAGATTACCAAATATCGAAGAAATAAAAGAATTTGAAAAATATGATTTAACTCCACAAGAAATATTAAATGGATTTCATTATTCAATTGTTGGTAGAGGTATTTTAGATGGTAAAAGAAAACAAATGATTATAACAGCTATTAAAATGTTGATAGATTATTATTTAGATATTAATAATGAAATATATAAACAAGCTTTAGAATTAGCTGAATCTTTAAAAAGTAAATTTTTATGAATTATAAAAAGTTTAAAACATTCGATGGATTAATAAAAACTTATCCTATATCGAATTTAGAAAATTATTTGGTAAGATATTTCAATTCGTGTAATATACTATATAGAGCATTAGAATTTTTTGAACAAAAATAATTTACTTTTAAATTTTTTGTTTCATGTTAAAAATAAATAAACAATATTTTGAAATGTGTTTTAAAAATGTTCAATTAATTTTAACACCCTATATAACATACCATCTAGAAAGATTATATGTAGTGTTTGATGAATATCAAAATAAAAAAAGTAATTATAAAATTCTAAAAATAGATACACAAGATTTAGATTTAAGATTTATGAAAGATTGTAATTGTGTATTAGATAATGAAAGTGATGTATTTGCTTATTATACATATTCAATAATTCCACCAAATAAAATAGAAATAATTTAAAAATAATTTTTTTATATCAAAAAGTTTTTATACCTTTGTACTATAATTAAATAATTAAACAATTTAAAACTTAAAGTTATGAATAGAAGAAATTTAATAGATTTAGTTGGTTTTATTTTTAATGTACCAATGTTTAAAAATTTAAACCTTATCATATTTTCAATAATTTTTTATTTGAAAATTGATACAATTTTTGATATGATGTTTGGTAAAAATGAAAGCGAATTAAAAACTATTTCAATGGTTGTATTCTTTTTAATGTTTATTTTATCGTTTGCTTATATGTTGTATATATTCTCAAAAGAATTTGATACTATATATGCAAAATATGAATTTAACTTTAGATTACATGTATTTTATACATTAATGTTATTTGGTTGGATACTTTCATTATTTAGTGTATATTTTATATTAGTGTTTTTAGTATTATATATTGCCTATTATGTTAGTATTATAAAATATGATAAGTTGTATATTTTTATTAAGAATTATGAATAATTAAATATTAAGAAATGGTAATTTCAGCTATAAAAGAAATCATTGTGAATGATTATAAAATAAATTGGAAAAGTGATTGGAATGATATAAATACGCAATCTGAAATAATTAAAGAATCTTATAGATTGTTTAGAATGTGTTTATATCCTACACCTTTATCTATAATATTGAAACATAAATATAAAGATGTATCAATTAAAATTATTGTAAATAATCATAATAAATTTATTAAAATTAAAAATGAGCATCCTGAATATTTTGATTGTATTGGTAATGATGAATATGTTTGTGAAATTAAAGAATTATTTCATTTAAAGTAAAAGTAAAATGGAAAACGAAAAATTAGATAAATATAATAGTTGGTATGAATCATCTCCAAATAATAAAGATTTAATTTATATTGGAATATTTACAATTATTGCTTGTACTATTATAATAGTTGGTTGTATATTAATAAATTTATATTCATAAAAATATTTAAAATGGTTAAAATGGTTAAAATAATCGAATACACTAAAGAACGTGTAACTTTTGAAAAAGAAAATAGAGATGATAAGTTTTTTGGAGATAACAACTGCTCACATCAGAATATATTAAAACATTTAAACTTAGATAGTAATACAACCATATCACATCAATTTGATGATGGTAAATTTATTGGCAGTTTACTTTATGTTTATTTTAAAGGTGATAGTTAAAGTGAAAAGTTTCAAAGTTGTTTAGAACCACAAATATATTGGGATATTAAAAATAAATAAAATGAGAAAATTAAATATAAGTCATAAATGTGTAATGTTAACCGAAGCAAGTTATATCTATTGTATAAGGCATAATTTAGAATATGAAACATTTATTGATGAGGTTTTTATGAATAAACTATTTGATTGTAGTGAAGGTAGTGAATTTAATAATATTTGTAAAGATTTACTATGTTATAGATATATCGATTCATACAATTTAAAAGAAATTACTAACGTTGAATATGAGATATGTATTGATAAGTTTGGTGAAAATTAACAACAAATATCATAAACATGTTATAATACAAAAAAAATAATAATATGGATAACAGTAATGAAAAATTAAATAAATTCGATGATAGTAAATCTTTTGATGATGAAGTGGAAATAAGAGCTTTATATAAAATACCATCACTATTAAAATATTATAAATGGACAAAAATATCAAGATTTTTAGCATACGGTTTACAAGGCATTGAAATAAGAGAAATTATATAGTTGTGGTTTGTTATAAATATAAAACCTTTATATTAATTTTATATAAAAAAAAATAATTAAATCTCACAACCACATATAATAAGTTGTGAGATTTTTTATTTCAAATCTTTAAATGTAATCAATTTCTTAACATCATCAAATTTTATATCAATATGTAAACTATTGCTAATATCAACTTTTTTTAATAATTTATTAAAATCTTCTAATGATATTCCAGTATTTTTCAAATAATCATCTAATCCTATTGTAATTTCACTTACATCTTTTTTATATAAGCGTAAATAATCCATAGTCCTATCTAATAGATTTTTATAAAACATTTTTTCTTTCATAAAATCATCAAATGTTATTATATCATTATTTATATCATTTTCATTAATGAATATATCATTAAGATTTATATTTAACTTTTTTAGAATCATCTTTATCTGTTTTATTTTTATTTCCGAAATAATAAATATCATTTACAATTTCTACATTATCTCCAACTACAGCAGTATCTGTCAATACACTACTTCTTACAATAGAATATCCCTCTATACTACCTTCTATTTTACTATTAAATATATAACAAGTATCTAATACCGTTTCAATATCACTATAACAATTTTCAATTTTATTATTAAATAAATTACAACCTGTCAATTTACTTTCATATATATGTGTATTTTTCGCATCAACATTATAAAAACTACAATTTTCATATATACCAGAATTAATACTACAATTTATAAAAATATAATCTTCTAAATCTCCAATACCATTAAAAGTTGCATTCACTACTTCTAATTTACCATTATCTAAATTATAATTAATAATACAATCTTTTATATTTTGTGTATTAATTATTAAATCGTACATTTTTTCATAAAAACTATTATAATATGTTTTAATAATATCTTTTGTACTGGATTTATTTACTTGTAATTTAATGGTTGGAAATTCACTTATAAATGTTTCATAACTACTAAAATTTTTAAATTGGTTTATATTTTTCATAAGGTAATCTCTTAACTTACTATTATCACTTTCATCTAATTCAACATCAATACTATTATATGTTAAGATGATAAAATAATCCATCAATTCCAATATTTCATTTGTTTTAAATTGGTAATCTAATCCACCAACATATCTAAATTCTAATCTACCAGTATGAACATTTGCAATATTTATTCCATAATATTTAGTATTTGGTAAATCAATAAGATTGTATGCAATTTTTTTCATAGCAGCAGAAGCATAATCAAATCCTTTAAATGGTATTAAATTTTTTATACTTCTTGCATAATAGTTATCTTTACGATTTGGAAATAAACTATATATATAATTTTCATCTGTGTTTAAAATTAATTTAAATGGATTTAATTTATCTAATGTTTTATTAGTTTTTTCTTTATCGAATGATATGTTTATATGTATAGATGATTTTTCAGTAGTGCTGCAATTTTCTTGTATGAATTTTAATATTTTTAACAATATTATTTTTGAATCAACATATTTTAATTTACCTGTAATTAATTCAATCATATCTGCACCACCACTAAAATCACATTCAATTTTAAAATGATTTTCGTCTGGTTTAAAACTGCTATGATATACTTTAAAACCTAAAACCTCAATAGGACTTAAATAAAAATTTAATTTAGTTAGCAACATATAATATGATAACTCACTATAAAATTCAAATTCAAATCCTATAATGGCATTTTTAAGTATATTAATATCATTGTAATGTATGTTTGTATATTTTTTCATATTCTCATATAATTTTTATTAGTATTTGTAAATATAATAGCCATTTACCAAACCTTCTTCACCATCAAACGTCGATAATGCTAAAATCCTACATTCTTCTTCACCACAATAAGATATATATTTATTAACATCAAAATAAAAGTCAAAAGATTTACCTTTAAAAAAATCAACAACAGAAATATTACCATATATATCACCAATATAATCATTAAAATCTTTTAATTCGTCTCCATTTTTATCATATATTCCGTCTGAATCTTCAACATATTCATCTTCAAAATCATCACCATTTTCATCGTATATACCATCTTCATCTTCAAATAAGTTATCGTCTTCGTCCATACTATATTTTTTCTTATTTTCATTTTTACTATATCTCTCTCTATCATCATATTCTTCTTTAAATTTATCAAAATCAAACCAAGGTTCGACAATAATGTTAGTAAGTTGTTCATCTCCAATATATTCTAATATATTGTCATTAAAATGGTCTCTTGTATATTCCATAGCTTCATCATAAGTATAAACCGTATATTTTTTACCAAGACTTTGTACTGAAAACTCATATTCACTTTCTTCCACTATATCATCAATATCAACACCAAAATATTCTGCTAATGCATTTGCTTTTTCACTATCATTACCAACATTATCTAAATCTATCAATTTATATTTATCCATATAAGGTTTTGGAAGTCCTTTTACACCATGTATATAATATGAATCTTTTTCACTACCATTATTTTCTAATCCTGTACATTCTTCTACAATTTTATACATAATATTTCTCATATCAATTGGATAAACTCTATCGAACATAATTTTTTCATTTTTTTCATTATATCTAATCATCATTCTTGATATAGTTGTGTATGGATGTTTATTTCCTTTATCATCAACATATTCAATATCAAACATTAAATAAGCTACTTTAGAATTAAAGTCAAAAACATTTGAAAGTAATTTCATATTATGTTTTGTTCCACTTTCACCACCTGTATAAATATTTTGACAACTATCATAAAAATTACTAATACTCATACGTAATTTATCATCAGCTTTATCACTTATATATAAATATAATTTAGAATTTTCAATATTTTCTATATTTGTTTCAACATTTGAAACAGGTTGTCTAAGACCACTATATTCTTTATCATTATTCGGATTCCATTCTATATTTTTACCATAAGCTTTATTATACGATTGAATGAATTTATATAAATTACTTTTATTATTACTAAATTCTTTAGTTTTAACATCTATCAATCTAATATCATTTGAGTATAACAGTTTTAACATATCAATAGTGTTTAATGCATTTGATGTGTATTTGATATTTAAACTATCATGTAATAAAATATTTAATTGTTCGTTATCTATTAATATACTATAAATTTTACTTTTACGAAATTGTTTTAATAAATTAGTTTTAAAATATAATACTATTTCTTTAATTGTTTTATTAGTTATATTTTCATCTAATACTTCTATTTTAACATTAGGTATTTTATCGGTATGTGCAGGTACATCCATATCTAAATATTTACTACCATGTCTTTTTGATAAAATATCAGACATATAAGATGGTATATCATCTCTTAGTGCTTCAAAAATAATATAATTTTGAAAATTTAAATAATAATTATTATTTTCAATCAAAATCATAAAATCTTTAATACTATCATTAGTCATATTTGAATCTACTACTTTTAAAACTTTTTCTGATACGACTTTTCTATCAGTTTCACCTGTCCTAACAGAATAAACCAATTTAAAAAATGCTTGTTGTTGTTTCGTTGTACTCGGCATAATATTTTTATTTTATTTTTTTAGCTTTAATTAATAAAGTATTGAAATTATTTAATTCACTACTATAAAAGTTTTTTAAATAATCACTACTACTTATTGATATTTGATAGTTATAATATTCTTCAATTTCTTCTACACTACTACCATTATTTAACATATCAATATAATGGTATTTATTAGGTTGTTCACGCTCTAATTTATTATTTAAAAGATATAGGTTATTGTCCCAAAATACTCTTTTTATTAAATTTGGTGGAGTATTTAAATCTGGTCTTCTAATTCCTAAATAATCCCAATCGATTTCATCATCATTATCACATACCTCAAAATCATCAACATCTATTTGAAATATTGGATAAAATGTTTCAATTTTTAATTGATATGTTATTTCTTTTTTAGTTGAATTTTGGTCAAATCCTATATCTCTTTTAAAATCTATTGTTTTTGAATCTGGTAATTGAAAAAAAGCATCTATTTTTAATCCAAAATAATCAACACTAATAAACATATAATTATATAATACATTCAATAACTTCTCACTTACTTTTAATATATCATTTTCATTAGATAAAATAATTTTAATATCATAAGACATTTCAACCTTTACAGCTTTAACTTTTGATATTATTTCAATCATTTTATCATTCAATACAGTTTTTTTAGATATATATTGATTCGGATTTGCTAATTCACTAGAAACTACACTTATATCTTTTAATTCTACAACACCTCTTGGTATTTTATCAACATTAGTTTCAACTCTTCTATCAACAATATCATCATTAAAAGCATCAAATATAAAATTAGCATCACCTGTGAATGGCATGTAGAATGGTATTGCAACTCTTATGTTCTTATTCTCAAATCTGTTTATATACATCATTCTCTTATTCAAAGTTCTTGTTAGAGCAATCCCAACTTCTCTAAAAAATATATTGTCAAAATTTTTAGCCATTATTATTTATTTAATTTTATATATATAATATATTACATCTTTATAATTTGAAACATATTCAATATCGGTATTATTTGATAGTGCAATCAATCTACATTTTTCAATACCATAATAACTAACATATTCGTCTATGTTTATATATTTATTTAATTTAATCACCTTATTTAAATCAAAAATATTTGTAATGTTATTAGTGTTTATTTTTCTAACATCTACTAAATATTTATTTTTATTAAACCATTTCATATCAATTATATCATCAATACTATTTTCATCATATATAATTGAAAAATTGTTTAATATATACTCTTTAGTTTTAAATAAACTTTCATTTTCATTATAACAGCTATATATACTACCATTTTTTAAAATATATTCATAATTATCATATTTCTTTACATCCGATTTATCAAAGTTAAAATAATTAGAAAGTATTTTAATTTTTAATTTATTATAATCAACATCATTATAATCAACTAATTTATATTTATCCATATATGGATTGTGTAAACCTTCTATTCCATTAATGTAATAGTTTTCATCATTTATTCCACTATCAATCAAATCTGTATATTCTTCTATTATATTATATATCAATTTTGTTGCTGAAAATGGATAGGTTTTATCAAACATTATTTTATCATCAACTACATTATATCTAATTATAGTTCTTGCAATTGGTGTGTATGGGTGTATATTTCCACGATTGTCTGTAAATTCAACATCAAACATCAAATAAGCTATTTTAGAATTTACATCAAATACATTTGAAAGTAAATGTAAATTATACATATTTCCACTTTCACCACCAGTGTAAATATTTTGACAACTATCGTAGAATTTACTAATACTCATACGTAATTTATCATCGGCTTTATCGCTAATATATAAATACAATTTAGAATTTTCAATATTATTTATATTTTCGTCATAATTTGTAATTATATCTCTAAGTCCACTATATTCTTTATCGTTATTAGGATTCCAATCTATATTTTTTTCATAAGCTTTATTATAAGATTGTATGAATTTATATAAATTACTTTTATTCCTGCTAAATTCTTTTGTTTTAGAATCCAATAAATTAATATCATTTGAATATAAATATTTCAAATCTGTTAATTGTAAATTTTTAACATCAATGTTTAACAATTCTCTTAGTGTAGTATCGGATTTTAATAATTTAAAGATACTACTTTTTTTAAATTGTTTTATTATATTAGTGTGTAAATGATTAATAATTTTATCAATACATTTATCAACTAATTTCTTATTATCAACTTCTATTTTTACATTAGGTATTTTATCTGTATGTGATGGTACTTCCATATCCATATATTTACTACCATGTCTTTTTGATAGTATCTTATTCATATAAGATGGTATTTCATCTTTAAGTGCTTCCATAATGATATAATTTTCAAATTTTAAATAATACATATAATATTCAAATATTTTTTATTATATATTAAAATTATTATTTATAAATTAGAAACTATTTTATAAAATATATAACAATAAAAAAATATTAAATTATGAGTGAAAAAATAGAAGGATTAGATGAATTAGATTCATTATTAGGTGGTGGTAAATCTAATGAAAAAAAGGTTAAGATAGATACTAATATTGTTATTGAAAATGACGTTGAAAATATTAGTAATTCAACATTTGTTGTTGTAGATATGAATTTACTTCCTGGTAAAAAATACTATCGTACCAATACCGTTATTAAAATTAAAAAACCTGAAAGTATTGATATACAAAAGTTTTTATCAATTCCAGATAGTGGAAGTTATGGTGGAAATTTAAGTGGATTATATTATTTACAAGTTATGGAAAAATTAACAGAACTTGTAAAATCTTGTACAAAAGTTTTTGTAAATGGTGTTGAAATTTCAAACGATTGTATTAAAACAGATGATTTGATACCATTGTCATTATTAATAAAGGAATTAAAATATCCAAATCATGATGTTAAAAATGCTATCAAATGTGATAAATGTAAAAAAGATGATGAATATCCTGTTAGATTAGGTAAAAATAAGACATTATTTTTAAGAGATTTTGAAGATGATTATGAACATCTTTTTAATGATGAAAAGAAATGTTATGAATTTAATATTAATAGTATAATATACGAAGTAGCACCATCTAATATTGGTATCAATGCAACTTTTATAAAAGAATATTTACTACCAGCTTATACAAAAGGTGGTGAAATTAATGTAATATTTATGGCTGTATATTCATTATTAAAATATAAAGATTATAGTATTACTAAAAAAGGTATTGATGAAAAATTAAAAGAATTTGAAAAATCTTTTGACGAAGAAGCTATGCAAGTACTTTATCAATTTTCACAAACACTTTTAATATCTAAAAGCGATTTAAAATGTAATTGTAGTAATTGTGGTAGTGAAATAGAAGATGAATTTACACATTTACATAGTGGATTTAAATCATTATTTACAAATGAAAGTGCTTTAGATAAATTTAAGAAAAAGAATTAATATTATTATGTTGGAAAAACATTTATTTGATGAGTATTTTGAAAGATTAGAAAAATCAAATAATAAGATAAATAAATTGGTATATCAATACGTTGATATACCAAATTTTTTACCATTTAGTTTATTCTATGAAAAAGGATTGAAAATATTATTCCGACCATGTACATTAGAAGAAATATTTTTATTTGGTGTAGTAGATTTAAATAGTGATGACGATGTTATGCACAAATTAGATATGTTATTAGAAAATTGTACCGAAATAACAATAAGAGGTAAAAAAACAAGTTATTTAGATTTATATGAAAAAGATAAATTTATTATATTATATCTTATAAAAGAATTTACATTTATTAATTCAAAAAATTATACTATCAATTATCAATGTGATAACATACGTTGTAGAAAAGATTTAAACATACCATATCGTGCAACTTTTAGTAGTAAAAGAAATCGGACATTATATGCTAAGACTCTTCCACATATTATATTAGATGTAATTGATGTAGATGGTGTTATAAAATTTTATAATGATGAAAATGTAGTAGTATTTAAAATGAGACCACCTACTTTAAGAGTTGAAAAATTATTATATAATAGTTTATTAGAGGATAGTTTAAAGAGAATATTAAAATTTATGTTTTTAAATAATGATGATGTAAATGAAATTAAATTAGAAGAGAATATAAATTTATTGAAAGAAATAGATGATTTAGATTTAATTTCAGCTATTAATGAAATAATTAATACTTTTGAAAATAGTGTATATTATGAAATAAGATATGTGTGTGATGAGTGTAAGAATCTAATAGTAAATCCGATACTTATTCCAAACTATAAAGATTTATTTTCATTATTTCAAGGGGATTTTGATAAGATTGTAGAGAATGAATTTGAGCTTTTTTATCAAAATGGATTACAACCTTCTGAATTGAATAATATGTTTTATTTTAAATATGAAAAATATATAGAAGCTTTAAATGTTAAAATTGGTGAGGAAAATAAACAACGTGAAAAAGAAAATCAACAACAAGAATCTATGAATAATATGCCTAATTTTAATGGTATGAATAATATTGCAAATAATTTTAAAAATTTTAATGGATATAAACGATAAATAATTTTTTTATTTCAAAAATGTTTTGTATCTTTGTAGCATATTAATACCATTAAATTATTAATGTGATTTATTGATTAAATATCAATAGCAGTAATATACTATAACACTATGTCAACATTTTTATACTGTGTTATGAGTTAATTTTTCTTAGGAAACATAGTGGTGTTAGTCTATGCTCTGGACTGTAAATCCAGAGAAAAAGGTTCGATTCCTTTTGTTTCCACTAAGGTGGTTTGATTCCCACTCGTTTATCGAGGTCAGATGAGACGGGAGTTTGGTTCGATTCCAAATGATTAGGGTAGTTTAAACACTACTAACTCTTGGTGAGCATAGATACGGCAGAACGATGTCGTTAGTCAGTGGAGGAATCCTTCTGATGTCGTTATTTAAAATAACTTATAACGTTCGCAGGTATATTTCAGTTGCGGACTACAAAGCAAATAACTGTCAAATTATAAATAACTTAAATACGAGATATAATGATACAAGAAACACAAAACTCGAAATTGAATACACCTGTTGTTATAGGTAGTTTTGTTAAATTTTACGACTGCCAACAAGCAAATAATGATAAAGATTTTTCAGGTGTAAACCCTAAATATTACCCGATTGGTAAAGTAATAAATATTTATGATTATAAATCAACATTCGGTTATACTGATATGGTTTGTGATATACAAATAGGTGAACGCATTAGCAAGGCACATTTTGTGAGAGGTGTTGAAGTTGTTTCTTAAAATCACCTAACGGTTGCAAATAAAACATCGTTTTAATGTGTTTTATTTGTTGTTACCAACAGTACGGATTATTAACTTAAAAAACAAAATAGATGAAACAAAAATTAGTATTAACAGATGAAGAATTAGAGAAGTTATTAATTGACACAGGTTCTTTTGATGATTGTCCAACAGAAAACGATAAGCAAAAAATGAGAGATTCTTATCGAAAAGTAGAAGCAGAAACAAATCAGCAAATAGAAGAAGCTGGTGGGGTAACTCAATGGTACGAAAGCGGAAGAGGTCGATTAATGCACTCAAAGTAGTATTGTTGGTAACGGACGGTGCTAACCAACACACCGCCAACCTTTCGTGTCATAA